TACCTAATTCAAGCGAAGATATTAAACAGGCTCATGCTGCGGCTATAGAATCTTACATAGATGAATATATAGGCTTAAAAGTTAACGGGAACTATGGAGACATGTATTTTCAAAGAACTTTAGAAGACTGGGCTAAGTTTAATATAAATAATAGAACAACTCATGATGCTTCTATAAGCTCGGGACTAGCTGTGATGGCTTGTAATAAAAATAAATATAGACCAAACCCTGTAGTTGAAAGAAAAGTTTATGATCTAGGTATTAAAAAGTTTAACAACAAAGGATCAATGTCAAAAATAATTCAATAAATGAAGTCAAAAATATACACTAACTCTAACAGTGCCTTTCCTAGTCAGGTAGTACCTGAAGCGGAAAAGTCTTCTTTGGAATATGGAACACAGGTAGCTTCAGCTATCGAAACAGAGTGGTTCAACCAAGGTAGGACAAACGGTAATAGATTTGTTACTAGTTGGAATAATTATCATAACTTAAGATTATATGCTAGGGGTGAGCAATCAGTTCAAAAATATAAAGATGAATTATCTATAAACGGTGACTTGTCTTATCTTAATTTAGACTGGAAACCAGTTCCAGTTATTTCTAAATTTGTTGACATAGTTGTAAACGGTATATCAAATAAAAAATTTGAAATAAAAGCCTTTTCTCAAGATCCTTATTCAACACAGAAAAGAACAAATTATGCTACTAATTTAGCAAAAGATATGTATGCAAAAGAAATGCTTTCTGATGCTATGAATCAATTAGGTACAAATTTTCAAAGCTCAAACGTACCTTTAAATAAATTACCTGAGTCTGAAGATGAATTAGAATTGCATATGCAATTAAGTTATAAGCAAGCTATAGAAATAGCAGAAGAAGAAGCTATAAGTACTACTCTAGCTAAAAATAAATGGGATTTAACAAAGCGTAGAATAAATTATGACTTAGTAACATGTGGTATAGCAGCTACAAAAACTTCATTTAATAAAGCAAATGGTATAGTTGTAGACTATGTGGACCCTGCTCATATGATATATTCTTACACTGAAGATCCAAATTTTCAAGATATATATTATGTTGGTGAAGTTAGATCGTTAACTATACCTGAATTAAAAAAAGAATTTCCAAATATATCACCTGAAGAATTACAAAGAATTCAAGAAATGCCAGGTAATAGACAGTACATAACTGGTTGGGGTAATTATGATAACAACACTGTTCAGGTAATGTATTTTGAATATAAAACTTATCATGATCAAGTTTTTAAATTAAAACAAACAGAAAATGGATTAGAAAAAATAATCCAAAAGACTGATATGTTTGATCCACCAGAGGCTGATACATTTAAAAAAGTTTCAAGAAGTATTGAGGTTTTATATAGCGGTGCAAAAGTACTCGGAACAAACACAATGCTAAAGTGGGAGATTGCTGAAAACATGACAAGACCAATGGCTGATTCAACTAAAGTTGAAATGAATTATGCTATATGTGCTCCAAGAATGTATAAAGGTAGAATAGAATCAATTGTAAGTAGAATTACAGGGTTTGCAGATATGATTCAGCTTACTCATTTAAAAATGCAGCAAGTATTAGCAAGACTAGTACCTGATGGTGTGTTTTTAGATATGGATGGTTTAGCTGAGGTTGATTTAGGTAATGGTACAAATTATAATCCAGCAGAGGCACTTAACATGTATTTCCAAACTGGTTCTATAGTTGGTAGATCCTTAACTCAAGACGGTGATTTAAATAGAGGTAAAATACCTATACAAGAATTATCATCTTCATCAGGTGGGGCTAAACTGCAAAGTCTTATACAGACTTATCAATACTACCTGCAAATGATAAGAGACGTAACAGGGCTTAATGAAGCTAGAGATGGTAGTTTACCAGACAAAGACGCGTTAGTAGGCCTAGCTAAGATGGCCGCTAATCAATCTAATATTGCTACTAAACATATTAACCAAGCTAGTCTTTATTTAGCTCTTAGAATATGTGAAAACATATCTTTAAAAATGGTAGATGTACTAAGTTTTCCTTTGACTCATAAGGCTTTGTTAGAAAGTGTATCTGTATACAATGCTAAAACTTTATCTGAAATAAGTAATTTAAATCTTCATGACTTTGGTATATTTTTAGAATTAGAACCAGAAGAAGAAGAGCAGCAAATGCTAGAGCAAAATGTTCAAATAGCGTTACAAGGCGGAGGTATTGACTTAGAAGACGCTATAGACATACGTCAAATAAAAAACATTAAATTAGCTAATCAGCTTCTTAAACAAAAACGCAAAAAGAAAATTAAAAGAGATCAAGAGCAGCAAAAACAAATTATAGCTTCTCAAGGTGAAGCTCAAGCAAAGACAGCGGAAAAAGTTGCTTTAGCTGAGGTTCAAAAACAACAAGCTTTAACAGAGCAAAAAGTAAGCATAGAGCAAGCTAAATCTCAATTTGAATTGCAAAGAATGCAAACTGAAATGCAAATAAAATCTCAAATATTAGCTCAAGAATTTGAATACCAAAAACAATTGGCTCAAATGAAAATAGGAAAAGAAGATAACAAAGAACAACAAGTTGAAGATCGTAAAGATAAAAGAGTAAAATTACAAGGAACACAACAAAGTCAATTAATAAACCAAAGACAAAATGATTCCGGACCAGTAGACTTTGAAGGTGCTGGCGAAGATTTATCACAATTTGGCCTTAATTAATTAAATTAATAATCATATAATATCATATCATGTCAGAACAAACAAACGAACCTGTTAAGCAGGAAGGTGACTTTAAAATAAAGTCTAAAAAGAAAACACCTAAAAACTTAGGTCAACAATCAGAAAACAATATAACAAAAGTTGATTTATCAAAACCCGAAGCAACTGGAGAATTAATCCCAGAAGTTATCAAGGTAGATATACCAACTCTTAAACCAGAAGAGGATGCCATTCAAATCGGAGAAACAAAGGAAATGGTTATGGGCGAACAAGCCGGAGATAGCGCTAAGGTGGACAAACAAGTACCAAAGCCCGAAGAAGTTTCTGAAGAAGCTTCACCAATCCAAGAAATAACACAGGAAGCTAAACAAGTAACAAAAGAAATAAAAGAAGCAGTTAGAGATGAAAAAGTACTAGGTAAACAATTACCAGAAAACATCGAAAAACTAGTTAATTTTATGGAAGAAACTGGTGGAACAGTACAAGATTACGTTTCGCTAAATAAAGACTATACAACTTTAAGTCCTACACAAGTTCTTAAAGAATACTATACAACAACAAAACCACATTTAGATCAAGAAGAAATTTCTTTTTTAATAGAAGATAATTTTGACTTTGACGAGGAAGTGGACGAAGCAAGGCATATTCGAAAGAAAAAACTTGCTTTTAAAGAAGAGGTTGCAAATGCTAAAAGCTTTTTAGAAAGTTCTAAGAGTAAATATTACGACGAGATCAAGTTGAGACCGGGCGTTACTCAAGAACAGCAAGAAGCAGTAAGCTTTTATGACCGCTACAAAGAGCAGCAAAAAATTGCTACAAAATTACACGGTGACTTTAGAGACAATACTAAAAAACTATTTAGCGAAGAATTCAAAGGTTTTGATTTTAACGTTGGAGATAAAAAATTTAGATATGGAGTAAAAGATCCTAGTAAAATTGGTGAAACTCAAGCAGATGTACAGAACTTTGTTGGAAAATATTCCAACGATAAAGGTGAAATTGTAGATCCAGCTGGGTATCATAAAGCTATGTATGCTGCTATGAATGCTGATAAAATCGCTCATCATTTTTACGAGCAAGGAAAAGCTGACGGTGTCAAAGACATTATCACATCTTCCAAAAACCCATCACAAGACGGACCTAGGCAAGTTGCCGATGGAAATGTTTTTATAAACGGATTAAAAGTAAAAGCTATTAGTGGATTGGATTCATCAAAATTAAAAATAAAAACAAGAAAATTTAACTAAAAAAAAACAAAAATTATGGCTTTAAGTCCACAGTTTGGGAGTATTATCCCATCCCAGTCGCAACAAGCATTATCAACTAATTATTTAAACTTTTCTGGTGCAAATGGTGTGAATTTTTCACAACAATATTTACCAGAGCTTTACGAGCAAGAAGTAGAGAGATATGGTAACAGAACGTTATCAGGTTTCTTAAGAATGGTTGGAGCTGAGATGCCAATGACATCTGATCAAGTAATTTGGTCAGAACAAGAAAGATTACACATATCATACAACAACTGCGTAGTAGCAGGTGCTGGTGCAGCCGCTGCAACAATTACAATTCCTGTAACTGCTGTTGGTGTCGCGCCACAAATCGTTAACGTTGTTTCCCCTTTATCAACAATAGTTGTAATGGATAATTTCGGTAATGAAGCAAAATGTTT